ACTTTTTTTTAAACCGTTGTCCTCTGGTAAGTTTTCGTTGTTGTACGTTAGTGTTATAAAGCTGTTATGCCTATGCATTGAGGCTTCATGTACACATCGGATAGCCCATTGTCTTGATCTGTCGAGTCTGCATCCTATGCACTGTCCGCAAGGGAGTTTTAGTGATGTCCAGTTCCAAGGGTGATCGGGCTTTTTGAATTGTGGCTTTAGGCCTTTTGCTTTTTGCCATGCATCGATAGGGTGATAGCATGACATTTCACAATCGCGTGCCTCCGCGTAGTGGGTTTCGGTTTGGTGTTACGTTGAATTTGTGTGTTAATCCTGCTGTCCGTGAGAACATGCGTTTGGATTTTCCTGCTGGTGTTTTGCCTCTGTATTTCATTTTTTTAATTCCTCTTACATTGTGTAGGATGACTGCGCATAATGTATATTCTGTAAAATCAATAACTTTTATGACTTATCATGTACTAATAAGCTGTCTTTCTTAGCTTCTAGTTTTTTTACCTTCTTGTCAATACTTTTCTCTAGTTTTGTTACTTGGTATTTTAGAAGTTTAATGAATAATCCTATAATTATTTGTCTTATTAATTCTTGCATTTTTTTTCCTTTTTTTACCCCCCTACCCTAGCAGGGGAGTGTTTTTTTACGTCGCATAGCTCCTGTTACTGACACAAAGGTGTCAGTCCGTACAGTTACATCAAGTGGAGGGCTGTACGGGCTGAGTTTTATCAGCTGGTTGGTTGCGCGGTTGCGCTGCCAGTATCAACGGTAGAGGGAACCTCTACAGTTGCTGCTGGCTTGGTATTTACCCCGTTGGGGTTATCTGGATTCAGTAGTGTTGAGTCTGCTGGATTTTCTGGTAATCCTTTGGCAAGTCCTAGTTTGCGCATATCCTCTGTGTTCTTTTCATCCTGAACGAAATTGAGGAATGCGCTTGGGTCGTTGCCGAATCTGTTTCTTACATGTGAGGGTAGTTCTTCGAACATTTGTTGAGCCTCAACAAGTTTATTCATCCATAATTTATAATCTGCTCCTGTTACATCGTCGTATTTTTCACCGTGTTTCTGTAGATGCGTAATTACGCCATCTTTATTAAAGCGGTTAACGATATTGTTTATGTCGCATTCCATTTTATGTGATTGCCTGGTCATTGATTGTCCAGTTGTTTGGAATGTTACTTTTCGTCTTTTAGTGTCTATATATTGTCTAGCCATCGATCTTTCTCCAAGTTGATGGATCAGCGCCTACTGATCTATTGTGATTGTCTAATGATTTTTGAAACCAATTTTTAATTGATTGTATTGTTTCTGATATTGTTGCTGCTGTGTCTTCTGTAATTTTTTTACCACTTTTAAACATAGCTTGAATATTATCTATTTGATCTTGTATCTCATTTTTCATGTGCATAGATTTTTCTGACATTGCTTTGCCAGTTGATTCTATACCTTCGAAGAGTGAGTCTAATCCACCTGTTTCAGATAATTGAGAAGATTGTTCTCTCAGACTGTTTAAGTCAGCGAAAACATTTGATTTCCATTTTTCGTAATTCTGTTGATATAATTTGAGAGATGTCTCTGCTCCTAACTTTTTTATGTTGCTATCTGCTAACGCGAAGTCTCTCGCTGTGGAGATTGCTGGGGTTATTGGGTCTTGCATTACTGGCATTGAGCCTGCTGGTGAGCTAGCCGCGTCACCAAGTGCTAGTATCCTGTTTAATCCTGCTTTCTCTAAGTCTTTCGTAGCGCGTTGATGTGCTGAATTTGACATACGCTCTTGGAATGCCATTTGGTTATCTGACATTTTTGCATTTGATTTATTGGTAGACATCCCCCCCAAGAGGGAGAGTCCGCCGCCTATTAGTGCGCCTAACATTTTTTTATCTCCTTAGAAATGATCAATAAGGCCCGGTACGCCATAGACAGGCATAGGGCGAACATGTTTATAACTAAAGTATCCGTCGAATAGAAAGTGTGGCTCGCTTGGTACAGCGATAACACGATCGACTGGTGGATTTTCTTCAATGAATGATGCATTTAATGAGGGTAGGGATGCGAAGTCTTGTGATAGATGCCAAGGGTCTAGGCTTGCTGCATCGTTTGATCTGAATTTGCCTGTGATTTGTGAGCCTTTATAGCGGTATTCTGCATAGCGTTCCTGGTATCCAAATACGTTTTCGTCGTTGGCTGATGCGTCTGCATAGATTTCTTTATTGAGTATTGCTTGTTCACCGATTTGGGCGAGGGATGGCCAGTAGAAGTCATAGCGTGAAGTTCGAGAGAACATTCTGTTAAGGCCTTGTTGATATGTTAGGTCTGCTCTTACATTGACGAGGCCGATGATGATTGAGTGTTCTGTAAATGATTTTGTGAAGCCGTGACCGTTTATACCTGCTGTGCCGAAGGCTGAGATTGTGCCTTGTGCTGTTGTGCCTGTTTCTGAGGTTTGGGTTACTGGGTGGATGTTGACTGGTGTTGAGCCACCGCCTAAGTATTCTGGTCGTTGTACTCTTGCGTCTGGTGATTGTACCCCGAAGTGTGAATGGACTATTTCGATGTAGCGTGTTCCGCCTCTTGCGTCGCGTTCTAGTAATTTTTGGATTTGGAATGCTTGACGAAGTTGGTTGATTGTTGCTGCTGTTGCAGAGGTTAAGTCTGCATATAGAGGATCTGTATTTGATACTGAACTCATTTTCACAGGGTCACTTGATCCGCCGTCTGTATATAATTGCCTTGTATCTGGTGTTGACGATGAATAGACGCCAACTGATTGTCCTTCTATACCGTCCCATGCAATGGGCGCAGATGTGCCTAATGGTATTGATACAGAATCTCCTTTTTGTGGCCAAGGAAGAGATGATGTGAAGTAGTCGTGACGTTTGCCGCGTTTTAATAGTGTGTAGTCTGTTGGGTCGTCGGGCCCATCGTCTGTATCTACTACTACTGAGTCTTGAAGATTTTGATCTCTGAACCATTCGTTATAGATTAGATTGTAGGCTCTATGGAATAGGGCGGTATGATCTAGGTTTGCTATTTGTGTTGGGATTCCGAAGTAGTCTGAGAGTGTTTCGTTTGCGTATCCGCCTGCTGGTGAAGTCATTTGGGGGATAGTGTAGTCAATTGAATCTCCGGGGTTTGTTTGTTCGCCGTTGAATTTTTTCCAGTTTGTCCATAGTAAGCGATAGGGGACTGCAAAGTAGAAGGTCTCCATATGCATGTTGTCCATGATTGCTTTTAGTGGTGTTGCTAGTCGTGCGAATCCTGAGAAGTTTGCGTTTATTGTGTCGCCGGGGAGTGCTTCATCTACTAAGATGGGTATAAGGTATCCGGCGTCGAATGTGGTTTTGATGCCGTGTGATCTGTCGAATGTTGATCGTGGTATGTTTGCTTGTGGTACTTGAGCAAATCTGTTTGTCATTACTGATTTCATTTTAATATGCCTCTATATGCCAATGGGTTTCGTGATCGCTGATTTTGCCGATCGGTTGAATTGAGTCGTATATCTCATTGAATATTTCATCGTATAGATTATCGTCTTTGATGTGTCTGTTTCTAATGTCTACTGCTTTACCAATGTAGTGTTTTGAGCCGGGTGAATGTTCGCGGTCTTTTAATGATGTGATTACCATGAGCTGATTATTAGTGCGCATGATTGTTTCTACTATTTTTAAGATTTCTAGTAAGTTTTCGTGTGGTGAGTAGTTTACGCCGATTTTAAGAAGCATCGTTTAAGCTCTCCATAATTGTTAGTGTTTTTTGAGGTGCGTTGGGTTTATCTGACTTGTTTTCATCCATGAATACTACGAATTTTTTTCCGAGTATTGAGAACGTACCTGTCCATTTATCTGAGGTATCTCTTTTTTGCCATAATCCAAATGTGAGTTTTAACATTTTATTTCCTATGTAAAGTGCCCCCCGAAGGGGGCTAACAACGCCCGTTGTTAATCTGTTATATTTTGTGCTTCGACTGCTTCCATTACTGGTTTTGGTGGATGTGGAATTTCCATTTCTCCAGTGTTTTGGTCGTATTCGCCAAGGTAATACAGTGTGTAATCTTCTGGGTGTTTGTTAATTGAGCTTTCTGGATTGTTTGATTCATCTCTGAATATTCTTTCTGCTAATCCGTGAGTTTGTTGGAACCAAGGCGTGTTATAGGCTTCTGCTTTTTTATCGTAAATTGTAAATATTTTTTGTTTCATAAGTTTCTCTCTAACATTTTAAATTGAACTTTTTTAACGTCTTCGCGTTGTTTTAATCTCGAGGGCGTTATCTCTTTTGCCATCCGTAAAGCTGCTTCCATTCGTTTATCCTTAATTCTTTTATGTCCTTCCAAGTCTATTTTTTCATACAGGTCTTGATAGTATTTTGGAGGTTGAATTTCTTTGCCTCTGATTATTACTGAATCATGTTCGTATACATCGTCTTTATAGTGTTGGAACCAATCGTGGCCAATGCCTGGTCTCCGTGACATGTTGGTGTATTCTGGTATGTTTTCAGTTTTTCCTATTTCTCCTGTTTCTATGTCTATAGTTTCTCGTTCGTAATGTTGGAGGCCTTTAGAGCATGTTGCTTTGTTGCGGTCTCCGTTAATTTTTTTAGCTACGTATCTTGCTATATATGCTGCTGATTCGAATGTTACATCTCCGATAGTTACGAATCCTTTTCCCCATATTTTTTCTAGTTCTTTAGATTTGTATAGGGTTATGTTATTTCTTACTGAGTAGATTTCTTTATCTTTGAAGTCCATGCCAAAGAGGCATGCGTGATAATGTGGTCTACCTATTAATTCTCTACCTATTGAATCTTTTTCTTTGTTTCCTGTTTCGTCATATACTGATCCGTATTCTCCGCATTGGTAATATCTGACTTTTCCTTTTTTCTTTCTGAGTCGCTTCATGAATTTCTGGAAGTGACTTTTTTTTAAACCGTTGTCCTCTGGTAAGTTTTCGTTGTTGTACGTTAGTGTTATAAAGCTGTTATGCCTATGCATTGAGGCTTCATGTACACATCGGATAGCCCATTGTCTTGATCTG